CAGCAGTTTATAAGAATATTTGCAGGCTTTCAAGTAGCAATGCATGTAGACGAAGCTGGTGAAATAGTATATCAAACAGTACCAGTACGCTATGGTGATGTTAGTAGAATGGCGGCTCACATTGTGAGAGAGAATAGTGAAAACATGTTACAAACAACTCCTTTTATAAGTTGTCATGTTACAGGTTTAGAAACTGCTCCAAACATGAGAACATTTTCGCAGTACGAAGAAACTGTGCCTGTATACGAAAAGAAATATAACCAAACTACAAATACATATGAAAATGAAGTAGGCAATGCATATAGTATAAAAAGACACCAACCTGTTCCTTACACATTAAATATGCAGGTTGATTTGTGGACATCAAATACAGAACAAAAATTACAACTATTAGAACAAATACTAGTTCTATTCAATCCTACACTTAATATTCATACTAGTAATAATCCAATGGATTGGAGTACACTGAGTTATGTAGAACTAATTGCTACTACTTGGAGTATGCGAGCTATCCCAAGCGGAGTTGATGATATTATTGATATTAGTACTATGACATTTACTATGCCTGTACTAATTAATCCTCCTGCTAAGGTAGTTAAGAACAGTGTTATTCATACTATTATTGACAACATAGAAGATGTTGATTCTAATGCTCTAAGTGCTTTGAGATTAGGAAACGATTATACTCCACTGTTTACTAGCTATAAAGTTGTGACACTAGATGCATTAAAAATGAAATTCGAAGTAGACGCAAGCGGAAATGGCACTGCTCAATTACTAAGTGAATCGGGTACAAATTTAGATAGCAGTGGTAATATATTAAACTGGGCAACTACATTAAAAGGATTTGGTGAATTTAGAGATGATGTGAGTCAGCTACGATTAAAACAAACTGCTGATCCTGCAATTACTACAGGTGATATAATAGGTACAATAAAAGTTAATACAGGTAATGTAAACCTGTTAGATATTACAATCGATACTGCAACAAAACCTGCAAATACCCAAGGAACAGTTGATGCAGTTATTGATCCTCAATCTAACACACCAGGTGATGGCACAATTGCTACAGCGGCTGATGGACAAAGATATTTGATATTAACTGATATTGCGGGTGGCGCAGGTTGGCTTGGAAGTAATGCTAAGAAGAATGACATAATTCAATACAGTATTGGCACAAATCAATGGAATATTGTGTTCGATAGTAGTGCAATAAACACTGTTGAATATGTAACAAATACAACAACAATAGACAGTTTAAAATGGAACGGATCTAATTGGGTAAACAGTTTCGAAGGAACTTACAATCCAGGATTTTGGCGTATATACCTATAATGATTAAAGCAAGCGGTTGCTGTTTTCTTGCCTTGGACACGGGCAGAATCATGCTACAACAAAGAAGTAAACAATCAAGTCATCCACTAACTTGGAGTTTTTGGGGAGGCAAGGCTGAGAAAAAAGAACGTCCTATTGAAACTTTACTTAGAGAATGTAAAGAAGAATTAGGACCTTTACCTGACATTGAAAAAGTATATCCTCTAAATGAATTTATAAGTGACGATAAAAAGTTTACTTACAATACTTTTTGTGTAACTGTTTTTGAAGAATTTATTCCAAAGTGTAATCACGAAAGTGCAGGCTATTGTTGGACCAATTTAGATTGTTGGCCAAAGCCATTACACAGAGGTGCAAAGTTAGTTTTACAAAGACCAGAGATGGTTGAAAAAATTACAACAATTTATAATCGTCAAAAAGACAAATTGGATTTGCCCAATTGGCTAGATAGTTTTTAAGTTTACTCTGGATTAGGATTATAATCTGGATTTGCACCATACACAACATCAGGAGTTAATTCTATAAGTTCTCCATCTTCTAGATCCCACATAGGATGTTCTGATACCTTATCTATATAACTATCATACCCATCATTACAAAGTGTTGCAGAATGATTACAATCATCTGATGTTAGGTATTCATCTGGTTTTAGTACAAATGCTATTTGGTTATCTTTAATATAAAATCTATATTTTTCCATTTTAAGTTCCTGTTACATACATTGGGCTTGTTTTCATAGCATCAGTGCTAACATTGCGTAGATGCATTCCCCCACCACGTGTACTGAACCAAGCATCAGCTTGTGCGTCATTTTGAGCGTTGGATAAATGTCCAGCTCCGCCACCGCCGGTGTGTGCTACAAACCATGGACCTTGTGTATAAGTGCCCGGCATCGTTAGTGTGACAGTATACTTATACACAGGTTGTCCACCATGTCCGTTACTACTTACTGTTGATTGTGATACTGACACTGATCCAACAGAACCACGACTTCCTGCAAGTTGAGTTACAGTTGTTCCATTTACATCCCACTTAGAATATCCTGGAGAAGGATAATGATTGATTGAATAAATCATAACTCTAGTATATTGACCCCAGTGACCACTAGTGTAAAAATTAAACCAATTTGCAGTACCAGCGGCACTAGCACTGCTTCCTAGGTAACCTAAATAGTAAACTGCTTTGTGTCCTGCTTCCCAATCATCGCCGAGATATCCACTTTGAGCCGAGAAGGTTGAGCTGGTACCATCGGATCCTAATTGAATACTTTTTGCTTTAAATCCTGCACTAACTTGTACTTTACCATATCCGTCTCCAGAATCCATTCTAAGATTGCCGCCTTCAGCTCTCATTTCCCAACTACGAATACTGCTTTCGTCAAAACCTAAGGAGTTGCCAAGCATTGTTAACCCACGTCTACCAGTACTGTTAATACTGGACATCAGTCTTGCGGCAGTAGTGCTATTTTGATACAAGTCAAAATTATGATCAGTTCTAGAACCAACACCAGCACCACTTATTTTTCCTCTAAGCTGTCCTGCTGACCCTAATCTAATTTCACCGTCTGCGGCACCTGCATGCATTTCAATATCAACATACCCACCGCTGTCTTGGATTTTTACAGCATTTATTAACCCACCGCTACTGCCAGGTACTTTAATATGAAGTCGTGTTCCGCTTGGAGCATCAGTACCAATTGCTACTTGCCCTTGATTATCTATTGTAAACTTTTTAGTATGAGAAGATGCTTGACTTGTCCACACACTAAAATCATGATTATTTCCATTGTTAGTCATTTCTGACTGTAATATTACACCTCTAGCTAAAGGATCATTTTCTGTACCTGTCATATGCAAACGCACACCAGATCCTTGCGTACTATTTTGTCCCCCACGAAGTATTAATGCATTATACATTGTACCACTAGTAGTGCCAGCACTGATATCTAATTTTGTTACAGGACCGGTTGTACCAATGCCAACATTACCAGTTGAGGTAATTACCATCTTGTTATCATATCCAGAGCCAGCTCCGTCAGTAGCTGTTCCAAATCCTAAAGTCTGCCCTTGTTGCCACCATAGTTCAGGTCTGTAACTAGAACTTGCATTTAATCCTACAAATTTATTTGATGATCTTACTTCAAAGTTTGAAGCAGTAGCATTATAAACTGTTAAATTCTGTGCAGGACTCTGTGTACCAATACCTACTTTACCAGTATTGTCAATTGTTATATCATATCGAGAATCAGTAGCATTATAGATTACAAAACCTTCACCGTTTGCTCCTACTTGCCAGTCATCAGTATTGTTACCTGGTTGGAACTCCATCCAAATGCCTTGCCCACTGTTGTTTTGTGTTAATCGTAATGCAAGATTTGCAGAACCAGAATCTATGTAGTTTTGTTGTAACGCACTAGGATTAGTGGTACCAATACCAACATTGCCACCGTTAAAATAACTTACTCCATTTGCTTGGATTTGCACTTTATCAGTTGTATCAGACTTCATAATCAAGTTTGCATCGTTAGCGGCATTTGAAGTTAAACGAAATGTATTTTTTCCAGCCGTATCTGTACTAATATGAATTGCACCGTTTACATCTAATTTAGATGCTGGATTAGTTGTACCAATACCAACCTTACCAGAAGAATTAATTGTTAGTGCATCTAAACTACCAGCAGGAAATAATTGATCACCATTAGTATTTGTTCTTGATATTTTGAAGTCTGTTCCGAGACCACCAACAGACCAATGTATTACACCAGCATCGTGTAACTTAATACCAAATCCATTAGTTTGAGTTTGACTGGTATTAGGATCTCCAATTCTAATCCAAGTACTAAAATCACCACCTAGATGACTGGTATTAGTTGCATCACCACCACCTGTATTAACTGTTACAGTACCAGTCATTGCACCGCCAGCCTTGGGCAAAGCGGCATTAGCTGTTGTAGTTGTACTAGTTAATACTGCATCTCTAGCCGCTATGTCTACACCATCAACTGTTCCTGTTACACCTAGATTACCAGCTATGTTTACTGGTTTGTTAAAGTCAAAA